AGGACGGTGACGGGCGCCGCGTGCTTGAGCATTTCTGCCGCAGCGTAGCCCGCCGTGCGATTGCCAATATCGCCGTAAGTGGTGGTTGCCATTGTCGTTTACCCCAAGAAGGGTTGGATCAATGGCGCTTGCGTGGGCCTCTACCGGCTGGCGGCTGCGAATCCTGCTTCGAAGTCGTCGGGAACCTGGCTCGATGCCGTGGGTGCTGCCGTCGTCTTCACGCTCTGACCTGCTGCCAACTGGCGCACACGTTTCGCGCCGAGCTGCTGGTGCTGAGGATCGACATTCGCGGTGAGGTACTGCTTGAACCGGCCGACGACATCGATTGCCTCATCAGCATCCGTCAGATTGACCACGTTCCGCTCGAAGGCTTCCCGGATGTGCCGGGGCTGGTCTCCCAGCCATTCCGTAAACACATCTTCGTTCGCATTGAGCACCTGCTTCCAGTCGGCATGGACAGATTCCAGTCTGGCGATCTCTGCGGCCTCATGAGAGGCGGCGGTGGTGTCGTCGACGGTCTGTACCCGGCCTTCCAACCTGTTGATCTTGTCGACCAAGGGCTGCACCAGCTTGAGAAGCGGATCTGCAATCTCGCCATAATCCTCGCGGAGCTTCTTGATCTCGTCGCTCGCGAGAACCTCGGTCGGATCGACTTCCGGTTCCTTGGCCTGTGCCGCCTGTTGCTGGCGGAGGGCTTCGTCCAACTTACGTTGCAGGCCCGCGGCTCGACCTTTTGCGCCTGTCAGCTTGGTTTCCCATGCTTGCCGTTCGGCCTCGAAGGCGGAACGGATGTGCTCGGGGGCTGTGGCCCAAATGTCGGTGTCTGAAGGCTGCTTATCGAGCGAGGGCGCGTTGGTCGCGTCGTCGGCATCGCTATCTGAGCCGGCTTCCGGTGCCCCTGTCAGCGCCGGTGCGGGCAGATTTTCCCCAGCGGTCCCACCGTTGTCGTCGCTAGATCCGGGTTCAGCGCTCGCTTCGGAGGGCTGGGTTCCGGCCTGCGTCGCCTCGGCGAAGGCGGCTGCGAAATCAGCGGGGGTTTCATCCCCGGCTTGTGTCCCAGATTCTGTGCTCATTTGGTTCTCCTGTCAATATCCGTAGCGGCGCGGGGGGGATTCCGACTGATACTGCCGTGTGTCATCAGCGGTGATGGGTGGATGTGCGAAGGTGATGACCTTGCGCAGGGCGACGATCTGGCCCCTGAAATGCTCGGTTTTCTCGGGCGTCATGCCGTGCGCTTCGAGCGCCGATCGCAGCTTCTCGATCTCCGCTTCGATCTGCACGACGATCTCACGCCAAGGCCGTGGCTCTCGCATCAGTAGTTTCCGCCGCCGCCGGCCGGTGCTTCCTGGCCGAGTTGTTTGGCCTCGCGCGCCAGAACGCGCTGTCCTGCGAATTCAGCGGCTTGCGAGCGCTCCTTCGACGAAAGCATGTCGCGCGCCTTCTGGATGTCGGCGGCGATGCGCGAATAGCTGACGTCGGCATTGGCGGACGCCTGCACCATCGCGGTTTCGCGGTTCGTGTCGGCGACGTATTTGCGCGTTTCGCTCTCGATGTTGGCAACCTCGAGCTTGATCTCGGCTTCGCTCGGCGGCTGGTCCTGCTGCGCCTGCTGGCGCTTCGCCTGTTCCTGTTCCCACTCTTCCGGGGTCATCAGCACGTTGTCCGGGTTCACCGACAGCGACATGAGCACTTCGCGCTGAGCGTTGTAGGGCTTGAACGGGCCGCCCAGGGTGGGATGATCGGTCCACCGATCGAGCAGGCCGAGCAGGTTCTGGCTCTGCATCTCGCGGACGAGCAGCGCGGACGTGCCACGCGCCTCGATCTGCATGTCGCCCTTGATGCTCTCGTCCTCGTGGAACTGCATGTTCCAGTCGTAGAGGCGCTTGATCGCGTTGGTGGTGATGTCGTCGTCCCAATTCTTGACGACGCGGCGGAAGTTGATGTTCGATGCGTTGAAGAGCATCGACATGCCCTGCGCGGTCTGCGTGACCATCGTTGCCGAGTTCGGATCGCCGCCTTCGATGCGCGGCATGGCGGTCTCATCGTCGGCGAACTGCATCGCGAGGTTGATGATGAGGGCGAGTTGTTCGAGGTTCGACGGGATGTTGAACACTTGGAACGGCACCGCGCCGGTAACGCGCGCGGAGTCGTAGAGCCACACCTTGCCGGGCTCGAATTCCCAGCGTCCGTTCTCGGGCTGCACGACTTGCTTGTCGATCAGGAACTGCGGGAGCGCAGACGCGCCGCCATTGTCGAGCGCCATGCGCCACGCACCGTTCACGACGCGCTGCGAGGGGCGCATGATGTACGGAATACCGACGCCGCCGAGGATGCTCGCCTCGTTCTTGTCGATCGAGAATACGTCGTACATCAGTTCGCCGCTATCGAGCACGTAATGCTCGCCGAGCTTGAGCAGCAGGCCGTCGCAGAAGTGGAGGATGACCATGCGATCGTCGAGCGGGTCGGAGTCCGCCTCGTATTCGTCGGCTTCGTCAAACTGACCGCTCGCCCGCATCAGCATGGCGACCTCTTGGACTTCAAGCGGGCCGTGATATTCCCACACCAAATAGCGGCCGGTGATCGCTTGGTTCTCGCCGTTGAGCGCGCGCAGATCGGTCAGATGCTGCAAGCTGCTGTTGGTGCCATGGCCGGGACCGGCGTCGAGCAGCTTGGCGACGGCGTTGGGATAATAGCCCCATGCCTTCGCGTTCCGCTTGAGTTGGCGCCGCGATGGCAGGTGCCGCTCGAAGGCGTATTCGCAGTCTTCCTTCGAGGTAGCGTTCGGATCTGGGAAGAATGACCACGGATCGACGCGCATGAATTCGGGCGTCTGTTCGCCCATGGGTTTCATGACGGTGATCGACGTGCCATCGATAGGGTTGGTCTTGGTCTCCCACTTCGCGGTCTTGCGCGTCGTGACCATCGGCCCCTTCATGACGCCCGAGCCCAAGCGGCAAGCGTCCTGAATCGTGTCGCGGCTGCGCTTGGGGTAATTGCACTCGACGAGCTGGTCATCCATCACGCGCGACATGCCTTCGGCGCGCTTGTTGGCTTCCTCGATCTTCTGGGTTGCGAAGCGCTGCGGCTCGGCGGTTTCATGGGCATCGTTGAGCAGCGCCGCGACGCGCGGACCGTCGACGTTCGGCTGCTGCATCATCTCGTTTGCCTGCGCCACCTTGGCGAGCGTGGCCTTGAACGCGGCCATGGCGTTCTCGGTCAACTCGGGATCAGGCGTTGCCGATATGCCCCAATTCTTGTCGTCGGTCGGGAACAGCAGATCGCCGAGCTTGGCTTCGAGGCGATTGGTCTTCGTCCTGGTGATGTTGACGTAGGCCCGCGAGCCCGGATTGTTCTCAAGCGCCTTCTCGGTCTTCTCGTCGTAGCGCCCGTGGTAGGCGCGCAGATCCTCAAGCCAGCGCTTCTCGATCGGGTCTTTCGCCACGACGGCTTCGCGCGCGAGGATCTCGAGCCTGCCGATGATGCCAGACGCTGCACCTTGCAGGCGTTCCAACACGACGGCGGGATCTTCTTGTTCGCCATCGACGATTGCAAGCGCTGTAGCGTTCATCTCAGTATCCGATCAGGGAATCGCGGCCGCGGCCGCTGCCTCCGGTCTGAGCAATGGGACGAAGCCTGAACTGGCCTATCCCCATTACCCCGTATCTGAGCGCATCGAGCGCATGGTCGAACTTCTTGACGATGTTGCCGCGTTCGTCGCGGTGGTAGAGCCGGTATTCCGCGAGCAGGTTCTGCATGGTGGAGAAGAACTTGAGGCGGCCGGTGCTCAGCCTGGTCAGCACCTCCTGCAATCCTGCCTCGACGGCATTCTGCGCGAGCAGCAGGTTGAGGCTTTGATCGCGGTACTGGTCGATCAACTTCCGGCCATCGACTTGGCTTCGCCCGCGAGCGGCTGGATCGATGAGCCCCGGAATCCACACCCCGCGGGCCTTGATCGCCGCGGCATGGATTGGAACCTCGACCTCGCCGCGATAGTGCTCGGCATGGGCATAGAGCACGTCGTTGTCGCGATCGTGGGCCAGCCAGATCGCCGCCGTCTTGTTCCAGCCCACATCGAGGCCGTAGCCGCGCCACCAATAATCGGGGATGCGGAACGGCGTGACGGTGATCTCTTCGGGGTCGATTGGGTAGATGGACCCCTGCCCCATGCTTGGAGATCCCTCGGAGCGCGCCTTGCGCAGGTGCGGCGGGGTGGACGCCAGCAGATCCGTCTTGGTCTTCTCGTCGAGATGGGGCACATCACCCCAGCCGGCTTGAGTCATGTACCGGGACGGACTTACCTCGGGCATGGCAATGCCATCCCGTTCGTGCGTCCTCGTGATGCAAATGACCCGCCCATGGTCTGTCCGTATAGGATATTTCAGGCCGTTCGGGAATATCCCCGTTTTCCGGATGCGATCAGCGGTCGCTTGGGCGTAGATCGTCAGGCAGGAAGCCGAGCACGAGCTGGGTGAGGCCGTTCATGGGCGTGAACGTGGTGATGATCTGCCCGCCGGTGGTCGCGGTGCGGATCAGGCACTCGCCGTAGACATCCTCGGGGCATTCCTCGTCGAGCCATATCCAGTGCTTTGCCGTGCCCTGGAACGCGCGCCGCCCCTGATCGAACGACTTGAAACCGAGAAGGCTCTGCCCGCCGGATATGTGATCGATCGGGATCTGATCGACGAGGTTGGGCACGCCCTGCTTCCACGTCGGATCGCCGACGCGATCGCGCGGGATGAGTCCGGAGCCATCGAGCACCTTGCGGTTGTCGCGATAGGTGATCTCGCCCAGCAGTTCGAGTTGCAGAATGTCGCGCGTGGTCTCGTTCGTGTCGCCGGCGACCCATGCGCGGATCGGGAAGTCGAAGCGCTTGCCGGGCCACCACTTCGGATATTTGCCGGTGAGGTGGAACGTGGTCTCGACAGCGCCGGCGACGGTCTTGCCGATACGGTTGGCAGCGAGGAACAGGCGCTCGCGGTATTTCGCGCCGGCCGCGAAGTGCTCCATGTGGCGGGGGTAGAGTTCGCGGCGCAGCGGGCCGAATTCGGGGAACAGCGTTTCGAGCCGGTGGAACTTGATCCGTTCCTCTTCCTCGATGATCTCTTCGATGATGAGGTTGACGGTGCGGGCATCGAGCCCTGCGACGAGCGCGCCCGGATCTGTGCCGGGCCGCTTTCGGATTGCGTTGATGAGGACGTCGAGCGACGACATCGGCTACTGAACCGTGGGTGTGCCCGGCGCCGCCTTGTCGCCACCCAATGCCTTGCGGACCGCTAGCTCGAGCATCGTGCGCTTCTGGTCCTCGGTCAGTTCCTCCTTGGGCGACGTCTTGACCGATCCCTTGTGCTTCACCTCGAGCTTGTTGGTGAAATAGTTCCCGGCTTCCTTGGATGCCTGCTCGATGATCTGCACGGCCAAGCCGTAGTTTTTAGCCTCACGCGCCTTGCGCTCCATCTCGGACAGGAGCCGCAGCCGGTGCGTCTTGTGGGCGAGCGGGATTGATCCGATCTCTTCCCAATAGCGGTTCCGGGTTTCCTCGAAGCGCGCGGTCAGTTCCTTCGAGACCGTCTTGGACTTGTGCTCGGGATTGTAGGCCGAGATATGCTGCGCGGTGATGTCGACGCCGAGTTCGTCGCGCGCGGCGTCGCGGATCTCCTTCGTGGTCATGTAGACCGCGAATCCGTCGATGATGAATAGCTGCTGCTGTCTCGTAAGCCTTGCCATGGCGGACTATCCTTATCCGATAGTTTCGAAAATGTCACGAGGGCCGGGCCATAGCCGTATTGGCCGATTGATCCGGCAATATGCGCGGCGCCTGAACCTCTCGGGCAGGCGCCGCTTCTTCTGGCGGATAGATGCGTCCCAGCGCAGCGTTGTTCGGG